GCCTCTTGTTCAGAGGCTGGAGTAAAAAGGGTCGGGTTCCGTACCCTTCAGCACTCGGGCTTGGCCTTCGGCGTTCAGTTCGGCAGCCGTGTTCGGATCTAGCTCGTGGAACACGAAGTCACGCCACGTTCCCTTAGCGACACGGGCCTTGACGAACTTGCGGTAGGCCGTTAGCTCAGCGTGCGCTTCTTTGCTCGGACTGACGGGTTCTTGGGGCTGGTTGCCTTGTGAACTTTGGCCTTGTGCGCCTTGTGCGTTTTGGCCTTGTGCGCCTTGGCCTTCTTCGTTGGGTACGTGTAGTAGTTCGCCATTGGTCTCGTCTTTCTGCTCGACAGTCTCGCCAGAGGTGTCCGTCAGCATCGTGCCACGAAGGAATACCGGCCCATTGGGGGTCTCTACGAACGGCTCATCGGCCTCGGGCATCTCGTACAGGGGNAGGCCTAGTTCGCCACGAACATCGTTCAGGGTCTTAGCNCCCGAGAACACGGAGGTCTGTAGNGCCTTAGCCTGCTCCACNTGGTTCTGCACCAGGTCGGAGTCNTGCATGGCGAAGGTGACGTTCTTGTCTGCACCGAGGTAGCGCCGGCANAGGGAGTTGATGACCTCGGTGATGAAGCCCACCATTGGTCGAAGGCTGACGGTTTCGCTTTGATCCATCTCGCCATCGTGTTCGCCCTTACCGCCGAGACCCGAACGGGGGATGACACCGAGTTGGCTGGGGGATACACCGAAGGCTGACCCGATGCGCTTGATGATGAACTCGTCATAGTCGGCCTTGTAGCGCTCATCGACCGTCGGCATGGCTTGGGGGTGGAAGCCCTTAGGCAGCACCTTGACACGGTGGCGCTCGGTGGCTGACCCCATGAGCTTGTCGTTGAACAGGCGCTCGAACTCGGCCAACTTGCGGATGTCCATCTCGTCAGAGTCGGTGACCATGAACGTCATCGGCATCGTGCCGGAGGCGTACTCGGAGTTCATCCACTTCTGGCGCTCGAGGTACAGGGTCGCTGCTGGTACGGCTTCCTCTACGGCGCTGAAACCATACGGGCACCAGGTACGGCGGTTGCGTACGAAGTAGGACAGTTGGTCTCGGAGGTACTCGTTGCCTTGACCTGGGCCGGCAAAGAACTCGCCATCGGCCTCGGGGGTGGCTTGGTACTCGCCACGAGGGAAGCCCCATAGCACCTGCTGATAGGCAGGGTTCGGGGGTGTCGGTACTGCGCCTCGGTTGTCGAGTAGCACCTTGATTGTCGGGGCGTCGATAATCTCGAAGCCGAGGATGTCCTTGCCGATGGTGTAGCGAGCGTAGACCGGCACTCCGTCAAAGGCGTAGTGCTGCCAGAGAAACTCGGTGAGCCACTCGACCCAGCCACGCCCGAGGTCGGGGTAGGGGTTCTCCCAGAACAGGCGTAGGCGGTTCAGTTCATCCTCGTACTTCTCACGGGCGATACGTGAGGCCTTAGCGTGGCTGACGTTCTGCTCGGCCATGATTTGGCTAATGACGTTCTCATCGACCTTGAATGTCCAGTCCATCTTGACTAGCGCCGAGATGCAGAGTTCGATGCAACGGTGAACGATGTCGCATTGATCCGTGAGGGCGCGTAGGACAGTCCAGGGAACGTTCTGCGTAGTGAGGTTCAGGTTCCACGCTACGGGGTATTCGTAGAGACGTGGGAGCGCACGGCCCGAGTCATCAAAGACGGGGTCTAGTGGCGCTGGGATGAACGGCGCTGACGGGCCGAGCTGTGACCCGAACGAGTCGGCGAAGCGAGGGAGGGGCGTGGCTTCACGGCCTGGTGTCTGGATGAGACCCTGACCACCTGCGCCGGTTCCGGTGGAAGCGTATGGGGCTGCGCTAGACATCGGTGTCACGCCGAGGTTGTTCTGCGCTTTGGTTATCTCGCTAACGATGCGCTCTACTAACTCAGCGTGGTCGTTCTTCCTGCGGAAAAATGGCATTTAGTACCCTTGTTCTATGTGTACCGACTGGGCTGGCCATCGCTGGACTGGCGTTCGGTTGGTCTGGTCTTGCGAGGTGTGCGGTCTAGTGGACTTGGACTTCACTCGATTATTGCGAGAAGTCTGGGAAGCCTACGGATGTGTGTGTGGTGTATGCCTCAACGAACATCCTGCCACAACTTAGGCAGTTGGGAGCATCGGCAGCGTTCGGGTGGGAGCAGTTCGGGCAGAGTGGAGCTAGTGAGGCAAAGAAACGGTCGGCAGAGCCACCGGTAGCGAAGCCAAGTTCGGTCAGTCCGTGAACGAGGGCATCGAGTCGGTCGGGGGAGGTTCCGCTATCGGGGAGCCACTCCAACATCTGCCCTTCTAGTTTATCAAAAGAACCCACGTGACTGATACGGCGTTGCTCGTAGAGTGCTGCGATTGGTTCAGCGCGTAGGCGTTTCCCGACACGTGCAGTCACGCCCTTGTAGGCAACGGTCGGTAGCACGGATCTAATCGTCTGCTCGATGAAGTCACCACCCTGGTTCTTCTCGGCCACTACTCGGTCAGCGCCGAACTCCTCGTAGGCAGCGACCACTCGTTGCGCCCAGCCCAGCACGGTGTCTCGACACGACCGGTCAGCGATGACGTAGCCACGACCATCGACACCCTTACCCACTACGACGATGCCGGTTTCGTCAGAGTCATCGCCCGAGGTCACGGCTGGGTCTACGGCCACGACAACTCGCACCATCTCGGGCAAGGTCTGAACTCGGGTCTCCTCGATGTCATCGGCCTTCCATAGTGCGCCCTCGATGTCCTCTAGCACTTCCCCGTAGAGTTCCTGACGGCCTAGTCGGGTTCCCTCGTACCTAGCACGAAGTTCAGCCAGCGCCGACTCGGACAGGTTTGCAGCGTTGTCGAAGGTTGAACCTCGGGTGATTACCACCGAGCCATCGTCACGCTTCATTAGCTCTTTGAGCAACTTGGTTGGCTTGGGGGTGGTGGTGATGACGAACTGCGGTGAACCGATACGAAGCGCCGGTACTAGGCCTTCAGTCCACACCTCGGGGTAGCGCCAGAAGCAGAACTCATCTCCCCAGCCACCTGCGAGGTTCAGGCCTCGAACACGGTCGGGTTCGTCAGCGCTAATCATGTGGATTATGGATCCGTTGCGGAGGTGGATTTGCCCGTTCGACTTGTTGTAGAACTTCTTCATGCTGTCGGGGATGGCTTTGAGCAGACCACTCGGGCCTTCCACGCAGACACGCCTCACGTCACCGAAGGTCGGTGCGACTACCGCCCATTCTGTGCCTGGGTTAGAACACGCCTTTTCCGCCAGCCAGCCTGCGCCGGTGAAGGTCTTGCCGAAGCCTCGACCAGACAAGATGAGCCACACGAACCAGTTGCCCTCGGGTGGGAGTTGGTTAGGCCGTGCGCTGGTGCGGTAGCGAGAGTTGGCTAGTTCCGCTAGGGCCTTCTCGGTGCGCTCACGGTTCTTGCGCTCCTGCTCGATTAGGGCAAGGTCACGGAGTTCCCGTAGGGCTTCAAGCCTCTGCTGGGGTGTCTGCAAGTTCAGCCTCTAGTCGGAGTATCTCGGCCTGAATGGCATCAAGGGTGATGACCTCGTGCTTGATGGGCTGGTCTGTGCCTTCAATCTTTGACCGCTTCTCGATTATCTTCAGCACGATTTCCGCAGCCTTTGGGTTTCCGGCGATGGCCTCGGGTAGCCAAGATGCCATGAGCTTGTCAAGTTGCTCACGCTGGATAGTGCGGTACTCCTCGACTGCTTCAAGTGGGATTGCAGCGAGAGCGTTGGGTTCGCTCGTAGGCGGTGGATTTGGCGATGCCTAGTTCTTCAGCGATCCGACCGTAGGAATAGCCAAGTGAGCGCAGGCGTAGGGCTTCGGTGTCGTTCAGGGCATCTTGCTCGGTGCGGATGAAGCCTGCTCTGGTGGGTAGTGCCATCGTTCGCCTATCGTAAAGTTCGTAGTTCTAGTTTAGAACAGGGTCTACGCCGGTGGACATTCGATGAGTACGGGTGGGCCGTAGATGCCAGGCACGTGAGCGCTCGCAGCATCGACCGCTTGGAGTACCGAGTT